AACGACAGGTCTCCCAGCAGCAAGCTCACGATCAAGATCATTAAAAGTAAGACTATAGCTGAAACTTGACTTAATACCATAAGACGCCAGAACACGGGTTTGAACCACATGATCTGTCGTATCACCAATTGAGAAAACTTTCTGAACGTAAGCATCATCTCCCTTTGGTCCTTTGAGTGTGCCGGGTTTAAAATATTCTAACACCATAGCACAAGCAGATGAATTACAGGTGCGGTTAGCATCTCTATAATTATCTGTTTGAGGGAACCAAGGCACATCAAGAATTGTTGTATTCTTTGGTTTCTCTGGTTTACTTCTATAAGTTTTCACCCACTCGGAAGTATCTTCCATTTCTTCGGGTGCTTTCTTTTCAAGTGCTTTTTCAAACTGCTCTACAGCAGCAATATGTTTTGGATTAGTTTCATCATAATGCTTGAAGAAATTATGAAGATCAATTCGTGCCATCTTTGTCTCCGTATAAGTTTATAAAGTATTCGGCATCAACTACAACTAATGGACTTTCTCCATTCTTTTTAATTACTACGATTGGTTCATAGTTGCCTTTATTGGCAACAGCTTGTTTATAAGCTTCCCAGATATTTAGTTTCTCCACGTTTTTACATTCAATACTGTGAGGAAATTTTGATCTGGCATCTCTTGCCATAATCAAATCTTCTCCACCGGCACCCATTGATCTACTTTCAATATCCTCAGGATGAACATTAAGACATTCAATTAATTTATTACGAACCCATTTTTGAAGTAATCTTCCTTTAGCCTTCGCTGATTGTGGTTTCATTTTTTCTCACTCCTTTGTTCCATGGAATACTACCTTTTTTACGCCCACCTTTTTTGCCAGCTTCAGAACACTTTTTTTTAGTTTCTTCAGTATGTTTTCTACCAATATTAATATCTCTTAGTTTTTCTTTAGTTTCTTCGGTAAGTTTTTTACCTGTATTACTCTTCCTCAATTTTTCTTTTTTTTCTTCAGAACAAGGAACTGCTCCGTGAGTATTTCCTTTCATTCTTTCCGAGATAAATTTACGTTGAGTATCTGTTAGTTTTCTTCCCTTTACATGTAGAGGATGTTTAACATTATCAGCAAGAACTTGCCAAGCACATTTATCTTCCCATCTTCCATGTAATCGCCATTCACAATAATGAAACATAGCATGTTGGGTAACAGAAATTTCTACCAGATTTGAAGGGTCGTCTGTTCCTCCAGCATGTTTCGGAACAATATGGTGTTTGTGTTTCACAATATATGAACTACATTTGTAATATATTTATATGTAACCTACGACCTTTTGCTTTAGCTGATTGTGGACGCATAATAAAAAACCTCCTTCACGGAGGTATTTAGATTACTCTTCAGTTTTAGTTTCATCAATCAAACCACGGATCGGGTATTTGCGTTTTAGCACGTCCAGGGCCCATGCCTGAGACAGACTTTCTGGGCCCTTCTTGATGATGCTCTCCTTGAGTTTCAGTAATTTCTCTAGGTCTCGTTTTTTCATAATTGAAAACCAGCGAAAGTATCTTTCTTAACATCCTGTTTAATGCTCCCAATTAAATAACTCTCAACTTCTGTCTCCTGTGGAGCAACCTGCATTCCTTTAGAAGATAACCAATGTTCCGTCCAAGGAAGAGGATTATTGGCAATAGGAGCATCAAAGATTGCTTTCAACCCAATCGCCTTTAGACGACGATTAGCAGTCCACTCAACATATTTTGAAAGGAGTTTATCATTCAATCCAATAATTGATCCATCCTTAAACAGATACTCTGCCCACTCTTTCTCTTCCTCTACACACTTTTTAAACATATCATAGATGTTTTCATTTTCCTCCTGAGCGATTTGGGTCATGTCAGGATCATCGCCGTCTCTCCACTTGTTCAGAATATTCTGAGTAATTGTCATGTGGAGGCTTTCATCTCTTGCGATAAGTCCGATGATTTTGGCACTTCCTTCCAAGAGTTTAAGTTCACCAAAAGCGAAAGAGCAGGCAAACGATACGTAGAAGCGAATTCCTTCGAGGATATATACGTTCGCAACTGCTCGATATAGGCTTCTTTTGAGTTCATAAAGTGTCTCCTGTGCTGCTGGTGTACCTTCAATAGCATGTTCCCACTGATTACCAGATCCCCAATCAGATGCTGCCCTCAAAAATTCATCATAAGCACGAGTAACTGACTTGGCGCGAGAAAGAATTTTCTCATCATCTAAAATCATATCAAATACTTCAGACGGATCTGGATAAACATTCTTAATGATATGAGTATAAGAACGACTATGGATCATCTCCATCGTTTGCCAAATATTCATCGCACCTTCAAGTTCTGGAAGAGAACAATAGGGAGCAAATGCTAATCCAGGACCACGACCCTGAACACTATCAAGAAGAATTTGATATTTTAAATTAGAAGTGAAGATATGCTTCTGTGCTTCATTTAGGGTTTGATAATCAGCGCGATCTTTCTGGAGAGAAACCTCTTCAGGTCTCCAGAAGTATCCAAGTTGTTGTTGAGTAAGTTTGTCAAACACTGGATACTTGAACTTATCATAACGTTGGACCCCAAGAGGGGGACCAAAGAACATCTTCTGTTTTGTGTTATCTACTTTGGCAGTATTGAATACTGTCATGCCTTCTACGTTACGCATAGGTTCGTTAACTCTAAATCTTACAGCTGTCACAATCTTCCTCCTCCGTTTTGAAAATGTCATCAAGCAAGTCTTTAATTGAATTCTTCTTTTCGTCGTCTGTTAGTTGTAGTTCGTCACTCTTAATATCATAAGTGTTCTGATAATAAGAAGTTTTCCAACCATACTTATAGGTCTTCAAAAGATCACCCGCCATCACAGAAACTGGCACCTCGTTATCATCATAGTTTTCTGGATTGTAACTCCAGTTACCAGAGATAGCTTGATCAAAGAATTTCTGCATCGCAGCAACAATCTTGATATATCCATCATTATCTTTCATTTCCCAAAGAAGAGTGTAGTTATTTTTGAGAGACCCATACTGCGGAACAATCTGCTTAAGGGGTCCTTTTTTACTCTTTTTAGTGGACATGTATCCTCTAGGTGGTTCAATTCCATTTGTGGCATTTGACACAACGGAACTGCTTTCCGAAGGCATTTGTGCCGACAGTGTTGAATGTCGCAATCCAAATGCTTGAATATTGGCACGTAGACTTTCCCAATCATATTTCAACGTTGGATCACAGAACTCATCGATGTCACGCTTGTAGGTATCAATAGGGAGGATACCGTCAGCATATTTGGTTCTAGAGAAGTATTCACATGCTCCCTTTTCTTTTGCGAGGGTGTTACTTGCCTTGAGGAGATAGTACTGGAAAGCTTCAGTAAGGTCGTGGACGAGTTGCCATGCTCGTTGATCATCATAGTGTTCTCCTTGTTTTGCTAGGTAATGTGCTAAACCAATATAACCAATGCCCAGAGAGCGGCGAGCAAGAGTAGACTTCTTGGCAGCAGCAACTGGATAACCTTGATAATCAATCAGTTCTTCGAGACCACGCACAGCGAGATCACAAAGTTCTTCGAGATCATCAAGTGTCTTCAGTTTTCCTACGTTAATAGCAGAAAGAATACAAAGAGCGATCTCACCCTTTTTGTCATCGATATGATCAATTGGATCTGTAGGAAGAGTAATCTCTTGACAGAGATTTGACATATTCACTTTATCTTTGAAAGAAGAGTGTGAGTTACAGTGATCAATGTTCATGATATAGATACGACCAGTCTCAGCACGTTCTTTCAGAAGGTCAAGAATGAGTTCCTGAGCCCCGATAGTCTTTCTTGGAATAGACTGATTTCGTTCGTAATCCAAATATAGATCGTCAAATCTATCAGTACCAAAAGCATCATACAGACCAGGAACGTCGTGTGGTGAGAAGAGGGTGATTTCCTTGTCTTGAATGAAACGTTCATAGAATAGTTTGCTAATTTGAATAGAGTAGTCTAACTTACGAACGCGGTTATCTTCAGTTCCTTTATTATTTTTTAGTACTAGGATATCTTCGATTTCCTGGTGCCAGATTGGGAAGTGTACTGTTGCTGATCCTCCACGAATTCCGTTTTGCGTACAGCATCGTACAGTTGATTCAAATTTCTTAAGGAAAGGAACAACACCCGTGTGAGTAACTTCTCCCCCTCTGATTTTGCTGTTGATGCCACGGATGCGACCTGCGTTGATACCAATTCCTGCCCTCTGACTAACATAATAGCCAATAGCCATGTCGCTGCTAAAGATGCTATCGAGGGTGTCATCAACATCAACAAGAACACAGCTCGCAAATTGGCGAAGTGGGGTTCTAACCCCTGCCATGATTGGTGTTGGAATGTTGATCTTGTGTTTTGAGATTGCGTCGTAGTATCTTTTGACATATTCTAACCTATCGTTACGATAATTTTGGAATAGTGTCGCAGCAATCATCATATACATGTACTGAGGGGTTTCATAAACCTCATTAGTACTTCTGTCCTGAACAAGATACTTGTCTACAACTTGACGAAGACCAGCATACGTAAACAAGAAGTCGCGTTCATGATCAATAAAGCTGTTAATTTTATCCCACTCTTCCTTAGTATATTTACCAAGGATTTCCTTATCGTAAATTCCTTTCGTAGCACAAGCAAAAGCATGGTCCAAAACATGGGGGTATCCATTCACCCAAGCAGATCCAAATACCTGTTTGCGAAGACCAAACAAAAGAAGTCTGGCAGCAACGAATTGATAGTTTGGACTTTCGAGACTAATCAAGTCACTCGCAGAACGAACAAGAATTTCTTGAATGTTCTTGGTCTCGATGCCATCAAAGAATTGAAGACCAGAATTCATTTCGACCTGAGAGGCGCTCACGCCGCTCCCTAACCCCTCGCAAGCTTCCTCTACCATCCTATGGATCTTATCGAGATTAAGAGGTTCTACGACCCCGTTACGCTTGCGAACTTTGATGTTGTATCCGTTTGTCATACTTTTTTCCAATCGTTTAGTTTAAGAGTTGCTTCTAATCCACTGTAAATATTACAATCTACTATTGATTGAACGTCTTTCCCACTGAGAAACATGTCGTTCAAATCCTTTTCTTTAATAGTGTTTGGATATATTACCACATGATATCCTGCCTTGATTACCTTTTCGTATTTTGATACGATCTCCTTATTTCTTGGTTCGTTATCAAAAACAAATACTGTATTATCAGGAAATTGAGACAGAGAAACATCAGACCCAGCCATCGCCAGTGAGTTTTTAATAAACATACTGTCAAATGGTCCTTCTGTGATGTAAAGTCTTTCGTTGTAATTTACTCTATCCTGTCCGAAAATCTTGGGTTGTTCCTCGTCCAGCATGATCGTAATGTATCTTAGTTTTGCTTTAGGAGCTAGCGATCTGCCTTGGTATCCAAATAGGTTGCCTTCTTTGTCTCGGAAAGGGATAATAATTCTGGGACTATCTTGTTTGAGATTATCAAAGATCTTCTTTTGTTTATTCGTCCACTCTTTAAACTTGGGACAGTAATAGAAATAATCTAGATCTTTAATTCCTCTCTTCTCAAGATATTCTCTCGCCGGGTGAGAAATATTTAGGTCCGAAATTTTTTCAAGAT